ATGACCACTTAACCATAGGTCGTATTGATCTTGTGTAATATGTTCGCAGCTGGTGTTTATGATAATGTCGGCGTCACTGCGTATGGCGCACATATCTGCCGTGACTGCTCTGAAACGCCCTTCTATCTCTTCTTTTTTATTCATCATAGTAGCAATAGATTCACAACTAGGATCTATATCAATGCTACGAATAGTTTTAATAGGAATGGCACTTTGAAACAGCATACTTGATAGTACACCGACCCATCCACCGTGAATATCCACAGAAAGAGGAAAGTCTAATTCTTTATTGCGTTCAGGATAGATGTAATAGACTAGATTTTCTATTAACCATTCTTTGCTTTTTAATTGTCCTGACCAGAACGCATCAAGAGTTCTCATAGGATCTTTGCTTTCACGAATAGCACACATCCAGTAGTGTAAATGTTCTAAGTCTATTTTCATTTTGTTTTAGGTATCTTACTATCTGCCGAACTAACACACGTAGGAGTTACACAAACTCTAGGTTTAGTAATAAGTTCAAAGCCATCTGTTAATGTTCCTAGCGGAGTATCGTGGCAACTATAACTTCTTTTGACTTCATTGCCTCTTATTATAACACTTTGGTATCCTGCATTACAAGTCCATCCTTGAAATTTATTAAATCCAAACGCATTAAATCGTTCCGCTTGATCAAAAAGATATTCTTTTCCTTCTGCATCATATAATGCTATTTGATAAATTTCTTCGCCATTAGCACGTTGAGGGAAACCTGTGCGCATCTTGTATATCATATCTTCAGTATAGCCTTCAACAATACTAGTAGCTGTAGGATTACTTTGAGGTTTAAGTGTTACATTAATTCCTCGGCTGTGTAATCTTTCCATTCTAGAATAGAGCTCATAAAATCTTTCAGGTACCATTACTTGATTAACTGTAACGTGAACTGTTTCATACATTAATTGTAAACACTTATCTCCGAACTCTTGTTCTTTGGCAAACTCATCGTGAAAACTTGCTGTAATACTTCTCCTAGCATTCATAGATGTTATGTCGCACCAATTTTTCCACCATTTGCTACCTGGACTCAAATTAGTAGTCATATGAATACTTTGATAGGAAGTTTGAATTCCGTCGTCTAGATGTTTGATCAATTCTGGTAGTTGCTTGTAGGCTGTTGGTTCACCACCGCTAAAACTCCAATGAAATTGATTAAATCCATTTTTCCTTGCTTGACGTTTTATTTCATCAATTGCGTTTGTATACACATTAAGATCTTGATAATCAGGTTTATCTGATCTAGCATAAGGCCAGCAATAACTACAGTTGTAGTTGCAGAACCTACCAAGGATCCAACTTACGGCAAACAAGGGTTTGGTTAACATTGTTCGTTGTCCAAACTTAACTACATTTTGAAATGGTATTTCTTGAAAATTGATTGTCATAATATGATGATATTTAATCTATTAGAGGTTGCATTTGTTAAATCAAGGTTATATACTATACTTGTGGTCGTGAGTGGAATTTGGCAGACCTCCCGCCAAGCCCATAGTTTGGAAAGGGGATGGGGCGCAGACGTAGTTCGTAGCCTTTGTAGGTTCGAGACCTACCGACCACACCATATTTTTATTATAAGGAAAATAATATGTCTAACACAGTTGAACAATTGAAAACACAGTTTGAAGAATTTTTAGCAGAAGATGCAAAATTTACATCAGGCAATGGCGCAGCAGGAACTCGTGCTCGTAAAGCACTACAAGAAGTAGCCAAACTAGTAAAGGCACGCCGCAATGAAATCACCGAAGAAAAGAACGCTCGCAAGGAAGCCAAGGCAAAAGCCTAATATGCTCACTGACGAGCAGAAGAAAATTCTCGAAGAGGCTCAATTTGAGTCTCTCGAGACTGATGTGTATTCGATGGCTATGTCTTCAAGCGATATCGTGCTAGATATTTCTAATCAAGGTGCGGCTGGTTCAACATATCAAATTTCCGATACGTTGGCTACCAGCATCTCTGATTTAAACCTCAGCGGAATTTCAACTATAACTTTACCTAATACTGTATATTCAGGATCGGGTGCAACCGTAGGCGGAATCTATAGCGGATCTACTTCAACTTATACTATTAATACTTCTGGAACTAGTAGTTATAATTACAATTGGAATCCTACTCCCGCTACTGTTGAAATCAACGGAGACGGAGTTAACATAAAAGATAACGGCGACATCAAACTTGGTGATGTTAGTCTAAAAGATTTTATGAAAACTATGCAAGAAAGATTAGCTATTCTTGTACCAGACCCTAAGAAACTAGAAAAGTTTGAAGCACTTAAAAAAGCCTACGAACATTACAAGCTGATGGAAAAACTCTGTCAAGAAGAACCCAAAGAAGAAGATTAAATATATGAATGTTAAACTTGTATCCTACTCACAACCAACAGCAGAATTTGCAGAACTGGGAGTCGACGATGCGCAAGAACTTATCGCGTATTGCGCCCGTGTCAGCAACCCAAGCAATCAATTTAACACCGAAACATCAGAAAAACTTATCCGATATCTCATCAAACACGCACACTGGTCACCGTTGGAAATGGTTTCAGCGTGTGTTGAAATCACTACTACCAGAGACATTGCAAGACAAATTTTGCGGCACAGAAGTTTCAGCTTCCAAGAATTCAGTCAACGATATGCTGACCCTACTCAGGATCTTAACTTTGTGCTTAGAGAAACACGATTGCAGGACACAAAAAATAGACAAAATTCTATCGATCTGGATTTCCAAAACGATGAGCACAGAGAACTTGCACGTTTATGGAATGAAAAACAAAACGCTGTCATTAGTGCCGCTAGAGAAGCCTACACTTGGGCTGTCGCTAATGGCATAGCCAAAGAACAAGCCCGCTCGGTATTGCCAGAAGGGAATATCGAAAGTCGCTTGTATATGAATGGTACCCTTCGCTCTTGGGTACATTTCATTGAACTACGTTCTGGAAACGGAACACAAAAAGAGCATCAACTAATTGCATTGGCCTGTGCAAAGGCTATTGCTGCTATCTTTCCTATGTCTGAAAGTTTAATTAACAAGGAGTAATATATGTTTGGAACTAATTACACAGGCGGTACAGAAATTTATCGTTCAGCCAGTAGTATTAACGAAGCAATGGGTCGTGTCTATGGACATATGGGCCTTGCAGTCTTAATAAGTATGATTGTTAGTTATTTTGTAGGTACAACACCAGAGCTACTACAATTCTTTTTTACTGGTATTATGAAATGGATCGTAATATTTGCACCCCTAGTAGCAATTTTAGGTATGACGTTTGCCGCTGACAATTTAAATAAATCGGGTCTACAGATCTTTTTACAAGTATTTGCTGTCTTAATGGGTTTGAGCTTTGCTACTATTTTTGCAGTCTATACTATGGGCAGTATTTTTACAGCCTTTATGGGCGGTGCTGTACTGTTCGGAACTATGAGCTTCTATGGTTACTTCACTAAAAAGGATCTAACATCAATTGGTTCGTTTATGTTTGTTGGACTAATTGCTATTATCATTGCTAGTATCATTAATATTTTTATTGGTAGTACAGTAATGCAAATGGTTATTTCAGCAATTGCCATTATTATCTTTTTAGGCCTAACTGCCTACGACACACAAAAAATCCGTGAAATGGTCAGTTATGATAACGATGGCAAAGCTGAAGTATTAGGCGCATTAACTCTTTACTTAGATTTTATTAACCTGTTTATTAATCTACTTCAACTGTTTGGAAATAGAAAATGAAATACGGCGGGTATGACGTAGGTGGTCAGATTGTTAAAAAAGATGATCGCTATACGGTTAAAGATAACACAGAACTTGAAAGATTAGTTGTTAGTTCAACTAACTTATATCCTGGTAAAGAAACTACCGGACATAGCCATTCGGGTCAAGAAGAAGTATATCATTTTATCTACGGTACAGGACGTATGCAATTAGACAACGATACGTTTGATGTTTATCCTGGAGACATTGTTCTAATTAAAGACGGTGTGTTCCATAAAGTGTTTAATACCGGGATCGAAACTTTATACTTTGTCTGTGTATTTGAAGGCAAAAGAAATCATGAGTGAAGAACTCAATCAGTTTTGTGAAAACTACGAGGTCCGTGTCCTAAACGATCAGAAGCGCAGGGCACGGTATCATCCTCCTAGGTTCTTTACAGAACCTAGTCGTGCTGATATCATTCGAAATGATATTGTAGAATATGAAACTGAAAAAGTCATTACTTTAGAAATACCAGAAAGTAGACTTCGTACGTTAATAGAATTAGAAAAACGTTTCTTTAGGTGGCACCACCATTCTAAAGGAGAAATCGATATGTTCCAAACTTTAATGGACAAAGAAAGAGAAGAAGCACTCTATCGTCATACCAATCCTGCTGTCCAAAAAGCCTACGAGCAATATTCGATTATGCTCAATCTAGCAGGTTACCAAAGAAAATTTTGATTCATTTTTGAACCATCTTGACAGGTTTTTTAATTTCTTGTATAATTAAAGTGTTCGACAGAAAGAAAATACTATGAGAAATTATTGGACTTGTTCAAAATTTGCGGATTGGATCCGCGGTACTACCAAATTAAAATGTGGTACTGGTAAAGAATGGCGTGAATGGGAAACTGCGGCTAAAGCCAAGTATCCTATCCGCTGGTGGATTGCCGAGGAGGGCCTCGACAAACTACAAGACATTTGGATGTTTATTCCAGATAGGATTAATGATGTTCGATATTATATCAACAATCGCTTTGTTACTCGTACTCATTGTCTTAGTGCTAGCCCTCGCGATATCAAGCGTGGCACTTGGTGCGATGTTGGGAATCGATTCTTGCCATGCCTTTTTAACGAACTTGTTGAATTCGTTGAAATAGAACAGGCTTGGCACCACTGCGTTTGGGACGAAGAAGCTCGTAAAACTTATTCTTATCCCTGGTGGCGACGTTGGTACCGCCAATGGCGTTGTCCAGAAGCAGGTATTGCCTATCTAAAATGGGCTATGACACTTACTAATGAAGAGTTCCTTGACGAAGATCAAAAGCATCTAGCAGAACCTACATATCAGGCTAAGGCTGCAAAAGAAATCTTAGAACTTTATACCTGGTGGAAAGAAGTATATCCAAATCGACCAGATGTTCACGATGCCAGCGGTTGGTCAGCCTACTGCGAAATGCGTCGTGAAAAAGGATATCATCTTCTCGATATGGAAGATAAAACTCCAGAAATGGCAGAAATGTGCAAGACTGCACTTGACAAGTCCCACGAAATTGAAAAAGCGTACAATGACGAAGATGAAGAAATGATGATTCGTCTTATTAAAATCCGCGAGTCTCTATGGACGTAAGTACTAGATTTTGTAGAAAGTGTGGTAGTGAAAAGCAATATAACGCAGAATATGATGCTATATATTGTGAGTTGTGTAACGAATGGTTAGAAAGGACCTGCAATGACTCAGAATGTGAATACTGTTCAACAAGACCAACCAAACCAAGTCAGTGCATT